GATATTGCATAATTAAAATATAATGTCTATATTTGCATAGAGAAAATAATATTAATAATTAAAACCCAATTAACCATGACAACCGAAGAATTATCAAACCGATTAATACAAATCCTTACAGGTATTACCAGTGGAGAGCCTAATCTTAACATTATTCAAGGCTTTGTCCAAAACTTTATCGAAGACTTTAAACCAGACTACTATTACGAAATCTCAGTCACAGACGTAGAAGGCTATACTCCTACCTTTATCGAATACTATGCCTGGGACGAAGACGAGGATGGTCCTATACCTGGTATAAAACTTTTCAAAGACTTCAACATATACCTTGAACGAGAATATTGCGAATACTAACCCTATAATACATATATCACAATGGAAACCAATTTCGAATACCTAGCCAAGATTCTTAAGGATGATGCCATTGACACCTGGACTCTAAGAGAACAAGAAGAAATAAATAAACTAGATCTAACCCAAGGCCTACATATTTTCTTATACGATATCTATACCGGTATTATATCCCATTGCCAAACGAATAAACCCACAAACCAAGAACCCATATATGAATCAGAACATATAATAATCCTAGACTCAGATAGTACCATAGGTTGCCAAGAATAAGAATATTACCCAGGCCTAACTAAGGTACCTGGGCTTTCTTAGGTACATACCCAAGAGGCCATCTATAGACTTCATATATAACCTAGAAGAGGTACTAGAGCTTTACTACACATATACTTACTAGCCTTATATAAGAACCCACTAGGCCTATCTATAGATCTTATAAGGCTTACCCAAGTACGCTAACTATCGACCATATATGGCCTTCAGGTAATAGGCATATAATATACAGATATTCTATAGCCACTTAAAAGGCCCTCCGAAAATCCCCTAGAATCTTCTGGCCATGGGGATTTAAATAGAGGGTTACCAAGAGGATATAGTAAGGGAACCATAGATGGCCTTAATCTGTTATCATACAGGTATTATATAGCGGACAACGTGCGGGCAATTTAGGCCGCCCGGAGGTTAATGGGTGGAAATTTGATAATAAATTTTGATAATAAATAATGTATGCGCAAATAATAAAATTTTTGAAATATGCAAATATTTTCTGAAAATTATTCTTAAAATAATAAAATTCATTTTTAACAAAAAATTTTCTCGAATTTTTTTGTAGATTAAAATAAAGTCCTTATCTTTGCAATGTCGGAAACGATAAGAGTTCTAAAATTTAATAAGAAAAATTTTCAAAAAAAAATCTTTGAAAATTTTGCAGATTAAAATATTATTCTTATATTTGCATAGAGAAATAAAAAAACCTTTTCGAGTTTCTAATAAGACTTGAATTTTTATCGAAAAGGTTATAATAAAATAAATTCAAAAATTCAAGCATTTTTATTATGGAAGAAAAAAAATTAAATTCAGTTGAGAATGTAAATGATGTAGTTGTTGAAAATTCTTCAAAAGAAAAAGTAAACAAAGTGAGTGCTAAAAAAGCTAAAGCACAAGCAAAAGCAAACAATATTCTTTATAAAGATATTCTAGCTAATTTAAATAAATCTACTGAAGGACTTTTAAAAACTTCTTTTGGTGTTAAAAAATCAGATATCTATAAAGAAGAAATTTTTTCAGAACTTTCAGATAAAGAGAAAAAAGTTGCTCGAAAAAAGTTTAGAAATACAATTCTTTCTTTGTCTGAAAGTTTGACGCAAGAAAAGGATAAAACACGATTAGAAAAACTTAAAAAAGCGTTTTTAGACTTTTACAAACAAGCTTACAAAGTAAACGATTTTTCCCTTTCTTCTGTTTGTTCTGAAAATATGAAAGAAACAAACAAAGAAATTTTGAAAAAAGCTTTACAGATTGTAAAAAAATAAATTGTTTAATTAGGATAGGGAATTAATTCCCTATCCATAAATCAAAAGATATTATGTTAGTAGTGTTATTCATTGCAGGTTTAAGTTTGATTATATACGGTTTAATTTTGAGTTATTGGGCATTAAAAAAAAGACATGGATTCGTTGTTTATCAAATAAAAAAAAATCAATATAAAGTAAATCTAATTCATTTAAACGCTTTAAACTTTTTTGAACTCGAAGCTTACAAAAAAACTTCTTTATTTCGATTTACTTTAAAATCGTACTTTCATTATTTAATGTATCAATTTGAAAATGAAACCGAAATAAAGGATTTATTAAAAATTTTCAAAAAGCAACAAGAAAGGGACAAAGCTAGAATAAAAATTTTTAATAAATAACTTTTACTAGTAAGGGATTCTTGTCCCTTACTTTTTATTTTACTTATTCTAAATAAGGGCTACCGTACCCCGTTTTTAGTACCACAACTTTTTGAGCTTCCGTATTAAGGGCATTGCCTAGAAAAGCCTTGAACACACACTAAAATTTTTTCCTACACACACGTTAAGGGCATACCAAGACACAACACACAAAGAAGCCAGAGAATAAAACATCCCTGGCATCCATACTACAGAATAATATCCAATATCTCCTTAATCCTTTCCAAATCCTTTAAAGCCAATTTCAAAACCTTAATCCTATGAGGGATATACTTTTTATAGGGAGGAAACCAATACCCAAATATACGATTCTCTCTATCAATCTTATCTATGGGAGTCTTCAACCATCGATTACCTCTTATAGTATGATACTCTCCATAACCTATGAAACTAAATCCGGGAGGAAACCAGAGATGGGTAATACCAAACCTTTCAGGTTGGAACCAGGGTTTAATTACACTATGCCAGAACCCATAATTCTGATTATCGAATATCTTACACATTCCCATAGGAGTTTCACTATGTCTTAGGAAATCAATTGCCTTGATTATCTCATACTTCACTTTCTCATAGTTTTCGAATATCCTCATCTCTATGATGAAGTTATTCTTTGCCTTTTCATCGATATTACTCATGATACTAATCCATATAAGAATATTATAAACCAAGCCACTAGGATAAAGATATAAGGGATTGCATACTTCTTAAATGGGTATCCCTCTATCCCATCATTGAGGGCATATATAAATACTATGGGCCATAGTAACATCATTAATGCTACTCCCAGTAATTTAAACCAAGTAAAGCCAAGGCATACTAGAGCATCAAAATTCATTGAGCTACCCTTATAATTACCGTGACTATCGAAGTGATAGTAGTTCTTAGGTTTTAATACTTGCTCAGATCCTAGGTATGGTGGTAGGTCCTTTTTAATGAACCTACCTTTATTATCTCTTCTCCTTAATATCTTGGGAGCAGATAAATCTTCGTCGTAATCTTTAATTCTAGCCATTGTTTCTCTTTTTAAAGAATATTAGGTAAATAGGAAATAAAGGTAATACTAACCAGATGGTAAGAAATAATAGGTTGGGTCTGATCATCCTAATTTCTTGACATAACATCTTAGTTAAGATTATAGAGGGGATTAGGCATATCCCATAGATTATGCCTAATATTATCCAAGTACTATTCATTGAGTTTTTCGATTAGTTTTTTAAGTTTCTTATCTAAGGTTATCACTTTCTCAAGGGTTTCATCATCCTTGTGTTTCCCGTTATCATCCAACCATTTTTTGATTGCCTCTAAGGATTTCTTGGATTGGTGATATGCAACAAAGGCATTGTACTTCTGTTCATTCTCTGTAGTACAAGGTAGGATTATTGCATTACCTTTTCCATCTAATCGAGTAAATTGACCCTCTAGATTTGTTGTTCTAGTAATTATTACCTTATTAGATAATATTGCAGTACCATTCTTTTTATCGATAGATACTACGTTTGCCTTTTCCATTAGGGTTTTGTCTTGGTAAATTACCGAGTTACCCTCTTTGAGTTTTATTATTTCTTTTTTCATATAAATAATGTATTTATTTTTGTTATACAAATATACTATTTTATTTTTAAATATCAATCATTATTGAATAAATTCTGCAAATCTTCTGAGGTTATCCCATGCTGACGGTAGTAGTCGTATTCCCAAGGATTTAGAGGTTTGCAATTGACTGGGTATTCGTCTCTTAATTCGAAAGGCAAATAGCCAAGAAATTCTATACTGTTGAAATACTGTACCTTACCATCAGTAAATAAGAAATATTTCAAAGGTCTATCGATTGCCTTACCGAAATTACTTCCTATTAATCTGATATCCTTGTTGGCAATGTAAACATGATACTTATCAGTTATCAAATATACCTGGGTATTCCAGGGTTTCTTCGATTCATCTAAGGTTTTCCTAAACCAATCAACCATAATCTGTTGTTTCTTTTCCATAACCATAATTAAATTATTTATTCATTGATAAATAGAACTCGATATACCCACCTAAGAAAGGCTACAAGCAATACTTTACCATCTTTAATGTAAACTCTAAGAATTTATATTATGGATAAACTTACTAACGAATTAATTGCCAAGGTTGCGAACAAGTTAAACCTTGAACCAGCTCTGTTAAAGACAGTAACTGTAGTAGAATGTGGTAATCGAGACGGATTTTTACCCTCTGGTAGACCTCAGATTCTCTTCGAGGGTCATGTAATGTGGAAATATTTGAAGATAAAACTCGATGGAGAAGGCAAAAGAACCTATTTATACGATCTAGCCAAGAGAAATCCATCCTTAGTTTATCAAAAATGGACCAAAGAATTCTACTTGGGAGGTGAAGGAGAGTGGAAAAGACTCGAAGCAGCTCGTAAAATTGATGAAAACTGTGCTAATTTAGCTACTTCTTGGGGATTGGGACAGATTATGGGCTTCAATTATCAGCTTTGTGGATGTCAATCAGTGGATGAAATGATCCAAAAGATGTCCGAATCTCATGAAATGCAGCTAGAAATGATGTACCATTTCCTCTATAACTCCGGTTTAGTGAAATATTTGAAGGCAAAAGACTGGGATGCCTTCGCTAAAGGATACAATGGCCCTGGTTACAAAGATAATAACTACGACCAAAAGCTAAGAAATACATATGAAAACTTTAAAGACAAGCTATGAAAGTAATCTACAACAACCTTATACCTTTCAAGGGATACAAAGCTATCAACATTTTTGGTTTAGTGTTTATAAGAAAGGGGGCTAAGTTTACTGAGGTGGATTATAACCATGAACATATACATTCAAAGCAAATGGCTGAAATGTTATGGATATTTTTCTACCTTTGGTATGGAATCGAGTACTTAATCATCCTTTGTTTTGCTAAATGGAACAAGCAGAATGAAAGGTATCATGATGTAAGTTTTGAGGAAGAGGCTCATAACAATGATTCGAACCTGGATTATATTTCAACTAGGAAGCATTATGCTTGGTTCAAGTACATAAAATTGAGAAGTTATAAGAAATGAAAGACTTAAAAGTACTGGGAGTATGTGGAGGGCAAGGAGCCCTCCTATTCCCTTTTAGAGATAAGCTTATTGGAAATATAGAACCTCGTGGAGTATTCCATACCAGTAGAGAAGAACAGTGGAAAGCTAACTTCAAAGGCATACCTTTCTTAAAAGGGTATGAACTACCAGAAGATTGGCATCCAGATATCATATTATCTAGCCCCGATTGTGGTAGTTGCTCAGTAATGAGATTATCTAAATCGAAGGCTCTTGGAGACCCTAAAAGTAATAAAAGTATACAACTAGTATTCCAAGCAATTCAATATTACGAACCCGCTCTCTTTCTTATAGAAAACCTACCAAGATTGCTATCTCTCATTTCTAAAGAAATGTTAACGGACTTCTTTAAGAACTATAA